CCCTTCGCCGTAATCTCTAGTAGCGCTTTCTGCGAGAAGTAACCATATTCTTTCTCGATATAAGCACGAATGTCATCATAAACCTTATCACCACCAATCAACGCCATATACATAGTCACGAGCTCAGAGATATTGCCAGTTCGGTGCGCTTCAGATAAGTCACTAATGAAATCAAAGTCATCCATTAGCTGCATATTGACATTAACCGTGTATCCATCCCAAAGTTCAATTGTCTTTTTTGGCTCGCTCGCCATACTATCCCTCCATAAGAATTATATGATATATATTATAACAAAAAAACGACTATTTTGCAAGTCGTTTTTCTGCGTGTATTCTTCCCGATCTCTAGGATTTCTTAGAGTAGTACTCCTTTACATACACCAATTTGCCAGCAGCGTCCGCAAACTTATACGCAGTCAAGGAGACTGGCACAGTGATAGCATCTGAGTTGTTGAACGTCATGTCACCAGAGCGATCAGTAAACTGTGCGTCGCCTAGAATTTGACGGTGACGTCGGACCCCGCCGCTGTTAGTCTCGATAGTTTCGCAGACAAACACACCGTGAGGCAAGATTTCACCAGTGTCATCAATGGTGATTGCGCCATCAGTTTCAATCTTGACATTGCTCTTACCGTAGCGGAACTGCAAGACTGATACGCGCGATGACTCTAGCAAATTAAACGTAAAGTTACGTCCGTAGCTTGTCTGATTGCGGGCGACAGTCTCAGGACCCCAAGCTTTAATGTCGTCCCCTTCTTCTGCCGTCGTTGAGGTCAGACCATCTTCAGTCACATAACCCAGATTCACAAATTCGCTTGCGAGTGGTGTGGTGGCGTCAGTTGGTAGCGCTGTACCCAGAGGCGCCCAATATAGAGCGCCTTTCGGGTTAGGCAGACCGATCGCAATATTGCTCTTGTCGTTGCCCATATTACGCCGCCTTTACAACAGCAAACGCCTTAGTGTCCAAAATCTGGAAGCCAAACGGCAGCTCCATGCGGATACCAATTTGGTTGTATCCAGCCAAGTCTTTGCCTGTATTATCAAAGTCACCAGCAGTGTGAACGCGCCATTCGGCTACTCCAGCGAAGCCGAGAAGCAATTGACTCCAGTCACCAAGCACCAGCTTAGTTTTATGATCACGTGCAACTTCTGGTGATGTTGCAGCAGGTTTTCCAGCCAACATATTACCACTCAAGCCGAACACACCCAACTCTGGATATTTCTTCTGGTTGCCCTCGATAACTGTCGAGAGTAGCTTGGATGCATCACTTGAAATAGCCACACCGTTGATGTTCTGTTCCGCCAGCTCTGTTACAGCCGTAGCAAAGTCTGTATCAAGAGTTGTTGCAGTAGTACCGGTTGTCGGAACTAGAATGCTTGAGCCAGCTTTAGTCATGTAGGTGGTTAGCTCAGAGTCAACTGTGCCAGAGTGTGGATCCATACCGTGCAGCACGATAGTATCCAAATCTAGCCCTAACGATTTCGTCAGCCAGTTGTCAACCAAGCGGCTAATAAAGTCAGCCTGTTTTGCTTCTGTCCAGCGCATGAACTCTTCAGTGACGCGCTGCGAATAGACCAGCTTCGCTGTCGTGAACGGCTTAGATTTTACCGTGCGACCGTTGTCAGGCTTTTTACCGCCCTCGTGGACAAGCGCACCGCGAGCGCGACCTTCCATTACGAACGGCTTGTTTTCGCCAATATTAATAGTCGGTGTTTCAGGAACTAAAGACAATACAGCTCCTGAGAAAGTGCCGCCAGTTGAGAATAACTTATCAAGCGGCTCAGCAATATCAAGTGTGTGCAGATCAGTTACTGCCATAATATTACCCTCCTTGGATAATAGTTAGGTTAATTAGATCGTAACCTTTACACCTGTACGCGTCTGAATCGCGCTAGCTTTACCTGGTTGCTGTCGGTTCGGTGCGGTTGCTCCGCCGCCAAACTTCTCCTTCAGGTTGTCAGCTTCTTTGCGCATATCTTCCTCTGTGCCAGTACCAAGATATTTCTCAGTGCCAGGCTTAAAGCCATACTCAGCGGCAATGGTCTTCTGTCGAATTGTCGTCTCTAAATCTTTGTTCTTCGACGTCAAATCGTCAATCTGAGGTTGATATTTTTCTTTGGCGTCTTTCTCAGCCCGCTCAGTGATAGTGTTTGTAAGTTCGTCACGCACTGCTTTTTCTACGTCTTCGCGAATCTTTGTTGATTCGTTCTTGACCCAGCGCTCGTGGCGTTCCTTAAACATATCGTCTGTGTTGACTTCTGTAAATTCGCCTGCGTCGTTTTTGGTGTAATATGTCACCCTTTTATTCCCTCCGTCAAAAGTATACGTATCCATATTATAATACATACTTTACAAAATCACAAGCCATAATTATAGTATTTATTTAGTTTTTGAATCGTTCTGTAAATTATCAACGATGCTCGTGATAACTTGATCAATTTCACTACTCGATAATCCTGCATTACGCCACACTGACCGTTGCATCACGATGCCCGGCGCTACCTGCGCCACCTTATTCAACCCGTCACCAAACTTGCTAATGTCGGACCGATAAATTGGCAACCATACCGGTAAAATAGCGTCAAGCTTCTGTCGTAAATTATCGTCTATTTTCGTCACGTTATTCTTGTACATCCATAACGTCATTGCGAAGTGCTTAAGCTGATTACCGATTTCTTTCTGCCACTCAATGATCGCTTCGCGTAGGTCATCGCCGACAATCTCCAAAGATTCAGGCGACTGCGGCGCGTTGCTTGACAGCCCCAAATTATTCAACGAAAGCTTCGTATCAGCACAAAAATTACGCGCCGACATCAAAAGCGAATCGTTAAATGGTGCCATAGCATGCTGCGCAAACTGCGCCACTTGCGGTATCTGACCGTTCTCGTTCGACGTAATTTTTAGGATATCGCCTGTCTGAGACTTAATAACGTCAACGTCTGTTTCATTATCGACACCTAGCAAAATATCGACTTTAGTGTTGTAGTGGTACGCCGCAATAATAGCCTGTCGAACTGTACGGCTAGCGTCAATTAATGCATCGCGAGACGATCGGACCAACACCGTCCTACCAAACGGTTGACGTGTCGTAGCCTTGTGCGTCAACATGGTCATCAGCGGTCGTCCAGTGCGGTTATCGTATTCGTTCAGAGTCTCGTCCTCACACACTATAGTTTTATCACTAAAGAATTGCATATAACTGTCGGGACCATTAGTAATGCTCGGTGTGCTACTGCGGCGGAACACCGCCACGCCAGACTTCAGATTTTGCGTATACCAATCGTACACGCCTGTAGCCTCCAGCGCAGTAAACGGCATCACCTTGTCGCCCGCTAGAGCCAGAAAGCCAATACCACACACCAGAATGTCTTCTTTAAGGTTATCGAACGCCTCGCGCACCTTATATTCATCCAGTATCTCATTCAGTCCGATAGTGTCATTTTCAAACCTATCAAACCGCGTTTTGTTTGCGCGCATCTCAACAGCACGCCTACCCCAGCCGACATGTTGCCTAGCGATTGATCGTGCAATTTTACTCGTCTCATAGTCGCTGTAGCTGAATGTACCCTCATAGAACGGATATTTACTAACCGATTTATTAAGCTGTGAATAAACCCACCTCCAGTTATCCAGTATCATCCCCTAACTCCCCTCAATACACCAATCTGCGATTTACCAGATATCTTACTCAACCCCAACATCTGTAGTTCGCTTTTCTTAAAATATAAGTCGCTAGCAGGATTAGTAAATGTCATGCTTTCAGAGTACGGGCTTGCTGACTGCGACCATTGCGTGGCTGGTGGCGCATCCGCAGGCGTCAGCATGGCACGCTTCACGGCTGACAATGCTACAAAGCCTACCGAATCAGCAAATACTTTGTTAGAGTCGTTTTCGATGATTTCATCCAGATCAATATTGTTATTTTTAGCGATCAGCCGCAACTGAGCAGATGCTGCATGAATAAGCGCCTCAGCCCGCCTTTCCTCGTCAATATCCAAGGCTCGCCATATTTCGGCTAATTTTTCTTTAGTGGTAAAGTCTTTGAGTTCTGCCATAAAAAATGCGAATAAATAGTTTATTTATCCGCATTTGCCGCAAGCGTGGCGTTGTAATGATTATATTATATC